AATTTATTGTTTTCCTTTTCTAATGCTTCAACTCTAAATTGAAGAAATTTAATAGTGTCAATGTTCATAGTGTTTAAATTAATAGTTTATTGCTTTATTGCTATACCCAAAAATATATTTTATTTCACTTATAAACAAATAATTAACAACTAATTTTTAAAATAATATAAAAAAAAAGCGATCCCCGAAGGAACCGCCATTTGTTTTGAATGTCATTTATTAATTAAAACGGTAAATCATCACCGCCTTCAGCAACCGCGGCCGCTTCTTGTTTAACATATACATCACTTAATTTTAAAGAAAAGAACTTTCCTTTTGCGCCTTCTTTTACCCAAGCCGCAATTTGTTGTTCCGTTCCATCTTGCAATTTAATCGTTCCTGAATATTCAGGTTGATTGTCTGAAGTTTTGTTTGTGTTTTTAAACAAACTTCCGTTTCCGTTTTGGTGTTCATACTTTGTACTCATCATTTATTTATTTTAAATTAAACTTACTTACTATTTTTTCCCTATACTCTTTTTTCATTTTAAAGGTATTTAAAACCTTTTCCGCTTGATCTTTGCTAGCTTTTAACGTGGCGTTCAATTGCGCCTCTGTAAGCCACTTTTTATCATCTTTAACGCTTGATTGATTCTTAACGGCGTTTTGTACTTCATTAGCCGATGCGATTGATGTATCGATTCCAATGCCTAAATATCCCAAGGCGCGGCCCAATGCTGAAGTGAACCCGTTTTCAACAAATGATGTTTTATTGATATAACTTGAATCTCTGTATTCTTGTGAATGTGCCGTTGCAACAAAATGACCTTCACTATTGCAGATGGTTACTTTAAATATTGCTTCTTTGTCATCAATTGAAACAATAGTTTCGTTGATTTGCCATCCTTTAAACTCTGGTTGACTTCTAAAATAAATTAGTCGTTCATTAACTGTAATATAATCTTTTCCTTTAATGTTAATTGTTTTCATTCTTTTATTATTTTGTTAAAAATTAAAATTCCTAATAAATCAAAATCCGACTTATGCAAAGTAATTATTTCGCCAATAGTAAATGTTTCAGAATTTTTTAAACGTGATTTTAACGTCGGCATTGTGCAATCTAATAACTCGCAAACGTCGTATCGTTTTAAATTAAGGCGCTTCATTTCCGCCTTGAAGTGTGTTTCAAACATATATTTAAGTTTTAATTTAATACAAAAATAAAAAAAAACTTTCAATAAAAAAAAGTTTAAAGTAAAAAAACCGCCGCAAATCAATAAAGACAAACGACGGCTGACAAACAAAACAAAAAAAATTCTTTAACTAATTGTGTTTATTATAGTAACATCATCATCGTCATTTGGAATGTGTGCCTTTATTTTATATTCAGCATTTTTTACGTTGTAAGTCATTCGGTCAATGATGCTTGTTTGCAAATCATAATCAGTTGCTGACCAATTAAACCAAATTTTATTACTAAATGCTAATGGTTTGATTTCTAAGTTTCTAAATGTGCCCTCATATCTTAAAACAAATTCACGATAATCATTTGCAATGTTTTGATTTTCTAAATCATACAAAGTTTTAAATTTATTAGGCGTTTGAAACGTTCCGTAATTATCGCGAGACCTTACAAACGCATCAATTCGGTTTGTAAATACTGTATTGTAACGTTTAAATTCTTTTTTATATGTGTTAAAATTACCATCATTTATGGCACTTACTAAAGATAATGAACTTGCGGCCTCTAATTCAGTATTTAAAACCTCTAAATTATCAAAATACGTTGTTTCATAAAAGGTGTTTTGTGTTGTTGTGTTTTGGATAATTACACTTAAAATAGTAGCACTAGGATTAACCCAAGTAATACCATCATTAGTAAAATCAATTTTTAATGTTTCAAACTGATTAAATTCGGTATGTGTTATTGAATTGTTTTGTAACGTTTGATAAACCCAAATTTTATCGTCAAAATTCCATTCGTGATAATTACCCGGTGACCCTTGGAGTTCAACTCTAATTCTAAACTGAATATTTGCGGGTGGCGCCGTTGCGTTATCTTGTATATCGCATTTAATAAAATACTTACAGTTTAATTTGTAGTTGACAATTTTTTCAAAATCACTAATAACAACATCATCTGGACTAAACACATTTGATTGGCCTGTTAATGGAGCTGATGAACTTAATTTCATTGATTTATTGCCTTGTGCCACAACTTCATTTGTTGCTATTTCAGCGTAATTATTAAAAACAGTATAACCACTTAATCCATATTCAAACCCAGCGTTGAAACCCGCTTGTGTAAAGTTAGCATCTATTGATTCAGTTTTTACACTTGCCAAAGGTTGTATAAATTCCTTAGTTAAATTCTTTTTTAAAGGCGTTAAATTTAAAGGTATTTTTGAAAGAAAAGATTCTTTTGTTTCGGACTGAAAAACTCCGCTTGAATTATAATTATATACTTTTAAATCCTCGTTGTTTTTTATATTTAAAACGTTTGTGATTTGCTGCCTTATATTTATAGGCACAACACCAGTATTTTGCAATTGATTATATATACTATCTTTTACATCAACATCAAAAATATTAGTAGCTTCTACTATATACCATTTATTATTTGATTGATAAATCCGCATATTGTAGGTTTTTAATAAATCTTCTAATTGATCTTTTGCATTAGGAATTTCGTAACCATCAACCAATTCATTGAATCCAGGCGATATTGAAACAGTATTTGGAAAATAACTATTAGTTGGATTGCCCGCAATTTTTACCGCGCTTATATCATTTATAAAACATAAATTCAAATCTAAATCAAGATGTGCCAAAATTGTTGATATTCTTTCTGCATCTGATAAATAAACTGGGCTTGATGGTGTGTAATTAGTACTTAAAGGCGCTTCAAAATTGTCAAGTGTACCTAAACCATCATAAGCGTTAAAAGTTACGTTAAATGGCTTTGGTTGCAGTTTTTCAATAAATCTATCAACTACTAGAAAGCCACTCCAATAAGTTTCATATTCACTTGTTGCATTGTTTAAAATAGAATTTACACAATTTAATGATTCAATAGTTCCGCCATCAGCCATAACACGATCAGCATATCCTTCTGAATCTTCTTTTATATATGAAACAACAACTTTATATTCACGCTCGTCAAATTTGTAAAAATCATCATACGCAACGGAATCTGTAACCATTAAATTTAAGGTACATTTTGAACCTATAATTGGCCGATAAAAATCATCTGATGCTTGCCATTGAATAACAACTGGGCTTTGAGTTCCTACCATTGGCAAAACGCTTCCGGTATAATCTTTTTTTAATATTTCAACTTTTTTTCCACGCTCTAAAACATCGGAAAATTCTAATCTATATTTAACGCCGTATGCCATTATTTATTTTTTATGAAATTCTGTCGCTTGTTTCAGTCGCTCTTTCAATTGCAATCAATAAATCTTGGCCTTCCAATCTTATTTGACCGCCAACGTTTACGTTTGTTGCAGCGCCTGAACCTCCAATCATATTTTGCAACTTATTTAATGGCGCTATAACTTCAGGATTTTGTCGTGCGCCGGGATATTCACCTACAAGGCCCATTGTTGGCCCGCTAACAATACCACCATTAGCAAATGCAGTAGCACCACCGCCGCCACTTCCAATTTTACCGGCTTGAGATTTTGCAAACGATCCCAATGCAACAAGTGCAATACCAGCCGCAATTGCAACCCCCGGACTTAAAGATTCAAGCGCCTTTTTTATAGCTTTAACACCAATTCCAATGCTTATGGCTAATTTACCCATTTGTACGGCCATATTACCTATTGTACCCAGTACAACTTTTGACAAATTTTGCGCTAAATTACCGCCGCCGGCTAGTGCTTTTCCTAATGATTCACCAATTCCAACTGCCAAATCATTTAATCCGCCAGTTATTATTTGACCAATTCCAATACTAAATTCAAGGGCATTTGCCATTGCAATTGCTCTTTGTTCTGCCAATACGGCTTCTTGTTGTGACATTACTTCTGGTATTCTTAAGGTGTCAGCTTCAATTGCATCTGATATTGGTGTTATACCGCTAACATCTAAACCGCCTCCAATAGCACCAACTTTACGACGACCACCGCCGCCACCTCCGCCGCCGCTTACACCGCCACCGCCGCCAATAGTTCCGCCAACCGCTACTTCCGCTCCTAATGCTGAACTTCCTTGCGTTGTGTCAGTTACAGAATCACCGCTAACAACTTCCGCACCAATTTTTATTTTAGCTATTTTTTTTGAATTTATAGCATTATTAAAATTGTCAACAACTGAACCGCCTAATTCTCTTGCATCTTGTTTAATTCCATTAAATGCACTTGAAATATTTGAAGATAATGCTTTACCAATTCCAGAAAAACCGGATTTTATTTTCTCCTTATCCAATGTTAAAACACCCATTATAATATCGCCCAAACTTCCAAAAATGCCCATTGCCGCTTTTCCAAACGCTTTGAAAATTTTTAAAATAGCTTTAAAAACAAATTTTCCAACGGCTAAAAAGTTTTTGAATTGCATTATTATAGCATTAACTGCAATATTTATTGGTAATGAATTATTATATAATTCTATAAAGTAGTTTCCAACTTTAATAAGAGCGTTTTTAATACCCGCCCAATTTTTATAAATTATAACTGCAATCGCAGTCAATCCGGCAATTACTAAACCAACCGGCCCCATCATTAAGGTAAACGCCGCACCAATTGCGGGCGCTAATGTTAAAAGCGTTCCTAAAACAGCAATAACTGGCCCTATTGCCGCAACAATACCAACAAAGGCAATAATAATTTTTTGCATTCTTGGTGATAATGCTTGAAATTTTTCTGATAAACCAGTAAAAAATGCGCCAATTTTTTGAACCGCGGGTGCAACCGCCGTCAATATAACTTGTCCAACTTCTAACAATGATGATTTCATTGCGTTTAGTCCTTGAGTCATTTTAAAAGATGCTGATTGCGATGTTTTTACAAATGCTTCATCAGTTGCGCCCAATGATTTAGTTAAAGAATCAAATATTTGTTTATTAGATTCAACACCCGCACCCGTTAAATCTAAAACTCCTTTTAATGCTCTTAGATTAGGGAATATTTCTTTTATATCAATTCCAGTGCCTTTTAATCTATTTTTTAAATCTAATAAAGTTGGTAATAAACCTTGTGTTTCTAAATTTCTTGCAACCTCTTGTTGTGAAGTTCCTAATCTTAATAAAGTTTCTTCTGCATTTTTGGTCGGGCCTTTTATTGATGCTAAAATTGCATTTAATTGTGTTGCCCCTTCTGCTGCATTTGTTCCCGTTCTTGACATTGCCGCCATTGCTGCTGCAACTTGGTCAAAAGAAACACCCATATTAGATGCCAAAGGAATCACGCCACCCATAGCACCGGCCAATGCTGAAGCTTCAAGTTTACCTTCACGAACCGCAGCCGTTAAAATATCTGTTGCGCCTGAAGCTGATAAATTTTCAGTTCCATAAGCATTCATTGCTGATGTTGATAAATCTGCAATTGTTTTTGTTTCACCTAATCCAACCGCAGATGCCTTTAAAGACATATTTAAAACATCCATTGCTTCAGAACCCCTTAATCCGGCTGAAGTAATAAAGAACAACGCTTCAGCGGCTTCATTGGCGCTTTTACCGGTATCAACTGCCATTTTCTTTGCAGTTTCACCCATTTCAGCCACCTTTTCCGCAGAAACGCCAACAAGGGCTTGTATTGAAGTCATTGACTTGTCAAAGTCAAAAGCCATTTTAGCGGCAGCCGCACCAACGGCAACTAAAGGCAAAGTCAAAGAAGTTGTCATTGACTTACCGACAGATTTCATTTTTCCGCCAAATGCTTGAAGTTTTCCTGATGCTGATGAAAGGGCGTTTGACAGTTTTGAACTGTCTCCGGTGATATTTACTTTTAAATTTTGATCGGCCATAATGTGTTTACTAATTCAAACAAAAATACAAAAAAAAAGACGCTTTTATTTTAACGTCTTTTTGTTGGTCATTGATTGGTATTTTTTCATAAATTCATCCATTCCTTCGCGGGTTGATTTGGGTTGATCACGTTTCTTTTTTCGTTGCTTATCAATAGACAATTCAAATAATTGTTCAGGTTTTAACATTTGCGATTTCTTCTGGCAATTTACATTATAAATCATTGTTGAAATGTATCGCGCTTGTTCCCATTGAAGACCAACATTATTGTGATAATATTCAGCCAATAAACCATTTTCCCGCCAAGTTTGCCGCCAAAAATCATCAGGCAAAATTCCAATTTGCCCAATATAATAATCGGTTAAAGTTTCAAAGTTTATTGTTTCTTTGACGGCTTCGGCTTTGCCGTAGTTTTTTGACTGCCTTCTAATGAATTTCCAAGAATCTTTGATTGCATCATTGCCTCGACTATCTCGTTAATCTTTTCGGCGCTTATATCATCAAGCCACGTTCCGGCACTATAAATGTTGTAATCAACATCATTACCGCTTTCTAAGTCGTTTGCAAGTGCCGCAGAATAAATCAATGCTCGAAGTCCATTAAGTGAAATGCCTGATTCAAATACAGTTCCAATGTCTTGAAGTGATACACCCATTTGTTCGGTAAATTCCGCCCAAAAGTTCATTGAAAAATGTAATGTCTTTTTTTTGCCGTCAACGGTTATATCAATATAACCTCTTTTTTTGTTTGTCATTTTAAAAGATTTGATTAATAAAAACAAAAAGCCATCGCCTAAATATAGACGGCGGCTTTTTTATGTAAAAAAACTAATGTTGGTTAGTTAGTTGATTTTGTAATTGCGCCGGTGATTGTAAGTGATCCGCTATAAGTCACGGCAGCTTCCATTTCAGCAGACATTTCAACACTTGATAAAAATGCTTCAGCAGTATAAACTGCATCACCAGTTTCGGCAGTTCCGAAAACACAAGTTAATTGAGTTCTAGCCAAAAGATAATCAGCCATTTCAATTGCATTTGCACCATCATCATAAGCAATTAAACCTTCAAAAGATATTTCGCCGCCTTTTACGCCTCCAATATATTCAGAAAATCCGTTTGAATCTTTTGTTGTTGCTTCAGGTGTGTCCATTGATAAAGACATTGAACAACTTGTTGTGTGACCAACTGCCGCACCTTCAACAGTCAAGATTAAGTTAGTTCCGTTAAATACTCCGGTTGTAGCCATTATGTATAAATTTTAATGTTATTTAATTTTTTGTAAATATACGAATTATTATTTATTATTAAATTCTAATCATTCAACATTGCAAAGTTGTGATTCAGCCATTTTTTCAAATGAACTGTATGAAGTCAATTTTTCAATTTCTAAATTTTGTAAACTTGAATTATAATAATGTACTTGATTTATTTCACCGAAAAAATTAAATAAACTTTCATTGCTTCCGTTGAATGCAAAAGCGTTTAAATCAATTGGTGTTTCTCCGCTTGTAACTGTATGAACTAAAAAACCATTTACATAAAATTTAAAACTGTCAACCTCCCAAGAAATAGCAATTTTATTTCGAACATCATAATCAACATCAGTTGTGATTTCAGCAACAATATTTCCGTTGGCCCTAGCAATAAATAAATAAAATTGTGAGTTGTTTGTTTTCTTACTAATAACAACGGCGTTAGAAGTTGAACTGTCTGAAATTGATATGCGCCCTAGCGTTCTGTCTTTGAAAGTTTTT